GGCTAAGCCCGATCCAGCACGCCCGCCAGGCCATCGGGCTTGGCATCGGGGCCGAGAGGTACGCGGCCAAGTTCTTCGGCCAGGCCGCCATCCCCAGCGGCGTGCTCACCTCCGACCAGGACATCAAGCAAGAGCGAGCCGAGCAGCTCAAGGCCCGCTGGCGCGCCTCCCATGGCACGAACCGAGACATCGCCGTGCTCGGCAACGGCGCCCGCTTCCAGGCCGTCTCCATCCCGCCCGAGGAGGCGCAGTTCCTGGAGACGACCCAGGCGAACGTCCGCACCATCTGCCGCTACTTCGGCGTCAACCCCGAGCTGATCGGCGCTGACAGCGGCGGGAGCCTCACCTACGCCAACGTGGAGCAGCGGGCGCTGGACTTCCTCACCTTCGGCCTCAGCCCCTGGCTGGTGAGGTTGGAGGCGGCGCTGTCGGCGCTGCTGTCGTCGACCACGACGGTGAAGTTCAACGCCGCCGCGCTGGTCCGCACCGACCTGCTCACCCGCTACCAGGCGCATGAGAGCGCCATCCGGGCTGGCTGGAAGCTTCGCTCCGAGGTCCGGGAGCTAGAGGACCTGCCGCCCATCTCCGGCATCGACGACCAGGAAGGCCCAGCGGTCGCATGATCCATGTTCGCCAGCTCACCAGCTCCCTCGCAATCCGGGCCGAGGGAGACGGCCGCACCCTGATCGGCCCGCTCCTGCCCTGGCAGGTCCCTGCCCGCGTGGTCGACCAGGGCCGGCTCGTCACCGAGACGTTCACCCGGGGCGCCCTCGCCGGCACCGATCCCGCCCGGGTACCGCTCACCGCGACCCACCCGAGGGACGCCGGCACCCTCCCGATCGGCGTCACCTTGTCGATCGACGACCGGGCCGATGCCGCCTGGGGCGAGTGGCACGTCTCGGACACCATGATCGGGAACGAGGTCCTCGCCCTGGCCCGCGACGGCGTTCCGTTGGGCCTGTCGATCGGCTTCATGGAGGTGGCAGGCGGGAGCCGCTGGAGCGCCGACCGCCAGCGAGTCACCAGGACCAGGGCCGCCCTCGACCACATCGCCGTGGTCCGGCAACCGGCCTACGAAGGGGCCGGCGTCGTGGGCGTTCGCTCGGGTGCGACATGCCCCACGCCGGTCCTGCTCACCCTGCTCCGTCGCCATGGGTAAGCACACCCCCCCGAACCAGCTCATGGGCCACGAGCAAGGCCGATGCCGAGGCTGCCGACGCCACTTCGTCGGACCCGGCGAACGGTGCCAGGCGTGCCAGCAGCGGCTACGCCAGCGCAAGCGCCGCAAGCGCCGATGAGACGCTCCCCGCTCCGGGCCTGCCTCGGCTGCAAGCGGCCAGTACGGGGCGCGCCCAGGTGCTCGGACTGCCAGCGCCAGCGTGACCAGCTCAAGCGGGCACGCCGCCCCGACCTGCACAACGACGCCGCCGAACGCAGGCGACGGCGAGAGGTCGTGGCCGACCATCGCGCCATCGTCGGTGACTGGTGCCCCGGCTGGGAGCGCCGCCCCGCCCACCCATCAGCCGACCTGACCGCCGACCACGTGAAGGAGGTCGCAAGGGGGGGACCCCCCGGGGGGCGCCTGGTCGTTCGCTGCCGGTCCTGCAACGCCGCGAGGTCCGCGCACCTCGCCCGCCGAGCGCTCCGAGTTCTGACAACAGTGCAGGCCAGCGACCCCTCGCCAGCCGGGCCGCCGATTACACCTGCGAGGCTGGGCCTTCTACGCGGGGAAGGTCCTGCGACAGGTCACGGAGAATCTCGTGCGCACCCCTAGCCACGTCCTCGTCGGTGGTCGCGCCGCGTTCTTTGGCGAGCTGCATCACCAGGATGTCAGCCAGGCTGAGCAACCCCACCATGATGCCTTCCGGCTGCGGTCCATTCGGTTCTGCTCGAAGCCGGGCGATGTGGTCAGCCGCATCCAGCCTGTTCGACTCCATCCACAGCGTCAGGCACTCCAGACCGATGCGGGTATAGGCGTTTGCCTCAGTCATCTCGTCCATGGCCGAAGGATATGCCAACGATGAGGGCTGGCCCCAAACCCGCAGTCAACGGCTCCCCGCTGCCGCTGCGCGGCTCCAGACGCCGGGAGCTGGCGGTTGCGCGGTTCGCCACCGACTACATACGGGTGCCGCGTGGCCACGGTGCCCGCAAGCCGCTGCGGCTGAGGCCGTGGCAGCGGTCCCTGATCGCCTCCACCTGGGATTCCAAGCCGCGGCCGCGGCTGGCCGGGTGGATGCTCCCACGAGGGCAGGGCAAGTCCAGCCTTACTGCGGTGCTGGCCCTGTATGAGCTGCTGGCCGGGGCCGAGGGCGCCCAGGTCGTGGTCGTGGCCACCGACGAGCGGCAGGCCGGCATCGTCCACCGGGTGGCGTCCCGCATGGTGGAGCTCCACCCGGAGCTGGAGGCCCGCGTCCAGCAGTATGCAGACCAGCTGGTCGTCCCTGCCCGCGGGTCGAGCTTCCAGGTCCTCCCTGCTGTTCCGAAGCGGCTGGAGGGGCTGGACTTCACCCTGGCCATCGTCGACGAGGCCGGCCGCGTCGACCAGGAGGTGTACGAGGTTGTTGCCCTGGCCACCGGCAAGCAAGAGGCATCGGTCGTGCTGGCCATCGGGACACCCGGCCCGGAGCTGGAGCAGACCGTGCTGGGCCGCCTCCGGACCCACGCCATCGACCACCCTGGTGATCCCTCGCTGGTGTGGCGGGAGCACTCCGCCGCCGGGTTCGAGGACCACCCGGTGGACTGCCGCCACTGCTGGGAGCTGGCGAACCCGGCCCTGGGGGACTTCCTGGCCGTCGACGGGTTGGAGGCCGTGCTGCCTCCCAAGATGAGGGAGGCTAGCTTCCGGCGGGCCCGGCTGTGCCAGCTCACCGACCAGCTCGAGGAGGCATGGTTGCCCCCGGGCGCCTGAGCCGCCTGCGCCGACGCAACCAGGAGCATCCCCGATGGGGCCGAGGTCACCTTATCCTTCGACGGCAGTTTTAACGGCGATACCACCGTCCTGGTCGTGGCCAGCGTCGACCAGCGCCCCCACCTCGATCTGGTGGAGCTGTGGGAGGCCGCCGGCCGCCAGGTCCCGATCGTTGACGTGGAGGCCGCCATCCGGGCCGCGTGTCGGCGCTGGCGGGTGCTGGAGATCGCCGCCGACCCGTTCCGGTGGGCGCGCTCGCTCCAGCTGCTGGACGGCGAGGGCCTGCCGGTCCTGGAGTACCCGCAGAGTCCCGGGCGGATGACGCCAGCGACGGCCCGGTTCTACGAAGCCGTGGTGAATGGCCAGTTGACTCACTCCGGGGATTCCCGGCTGGCCCGCCACGTCGCCAACGCTGTGCTCCGGGAGGATGCCCGCGGCGCCCGGCTGGCCAAGGAGCGGAAAGACTCACCCCGGCGGATTGACGCCGCCGTGGCCGCCGTTATGGCGCACGACCGAGCCGCCGCCCTAACCGGCGCTGTGCGGGACAGCATCTACATCTGAGGCAGAAACGCGGCTCTGGGAGGATGTGAGCCCCAAGTCGGCCCGCGCTTCGTTCCGAAACTGTATGCAGGCTATTGCGTGACGAGCATCAAAGTCGCGTAGTTGATTCCACAATGCGTCCAGGTCCACATGTTCCGTCCTTGCCACTGTAGTGAGTTTATTGGTCATCTCGAGGTAGATATTGAGCAGGTCGGATATGCAACCCTCAACGGAATCCGACGCGATTAGAGAGGCATCAGCGGCGGATCTATGCAACCGCTCGCTCCAGCTGTCGAGTTCCTGGCTAATGGAGTAGAGCTTCTCCAACAACCTCTCCTCTGTGCTTTTTCGTGCCAGGTTCTCTATTACCTGAAATTGAAGGCCGAAGGTTCTCCTCGCGGCGTAGAGGATCTCTGCGTAGGCATCCCGACGCTGGTCCTGCCAGCGTCTATAGTCCTCCCACTGGCGTCGCCGCTTTTCCATGATGAGACCGAATGTGCCGGTGACGAGTACGCCAGCCAGTGCCGCCATGGCGCCGACCATCGCATCCGCCATTGCCCCCCCTTAGACGGTTGCGCAGACGGGCGCCTACTGGCGCCGCTCCTGCTCTCTCAGATACTCGTGAAGATCCGCCATGCGGTACAGGATGCGGCGGCCGGCTCGCGTGTACCTCGGCCCACGGCCGAGCTGGCGCCAGCGTTGCAGCGTCCTGGGGGCCACTCGGAGGTAGCTCGCGGCCTCGCGCTCCGTGAGCAGGGTGCCCGGATCGGTGGTCATGGCGGCCAGATGCTACCTGTTGCGACTCACTGACCAGCAGATATGGCGATCTGAGGCAACTAGTGGCGACTAGAGGCGAGAAGATGCGAAGATTGACGTTCCGGTCGGCCGTCGGCTGAGCCTCCATCGGAGCCGCCGCCCCGGCGGCCGGCCGGCGCCAGGAGGTGAGCAACAGTGACGGCCGGGGAGTGCGTTATGGTCCTGGTGCTCGCCGTGACTGTGGCGAGCTTTGTGTTTGACCTTCACGCCTACCTCACGGCGCGACGGGGCCGGCAGGATGCATCTAGGGCCGGGCATGGGCCACGGCGGGGCCACACTGGGGCCACAACCCATCGTGGAACCGCGAGTCGCCGCGAGTCACGATAGACGGAGCTGAGACAGCTAGTTCTTGCTGGTCAGCGGCCGGATT